AAAAGAAGATGAAGATAATAAACCACTTGTCATTACGTGTCAAATCATAGACGTGGATAAAAATCAAGATACTATTGAAGTTAAAGTGTTGCTCCCACCATCGTCAACGTTATCTCTTGAAATAAAACAACAACTAAAAAACAGCATCTTCATAAATTTTGGTTGTAGGGGTTTGCCATTCTGGATAAAAAGGATAAAAGTAATTGAATATAAACCAAAGTCGTCTTCTCAGCCCGTCGTTGCCGTAGAAGAAGCTGCATCTGAAGTAGAAGATGAAGATGTTGGCATTGACCTTGAATTATCTGATGCTTTAGAAGAAGGAAATCATATTTTTGCAAACATCATGTATGAGGTTCCGTCTTCTCAAAAAATTGTTTCGGAAATAAAACAATATAATGATTTAATGGAAAATATTATTTCTTCCGTTCCAAAACATAAACGAACGGAAACAGAACTAAACAATATTCATCGCAGCATTGAGCGTTTTTTTCAGTTACGAAAAGAATATTCAATACTTGATAAAAATGGCATTCCAAAACTGCCTCTACATTTGACTGATTCCGATAAACCGGCAGTTCCGCATATCGAAAAATTAGATACCCAATTTTACTGGGTTTTGCCAGTAGTTGAAAATATTAAAAAGTTGTATGTAACGGATGACGATGCGAAACAACAAGATACCGTAAATGGAATTTATGACTTTAAACAGCAAATCATTGAAGAAAAAGGTATTTATCCGGATAAAAATGCACCTTATAATCGAAATATTATAAATGATCTAAACTCTTATTTAACTCCATTTGAAAACCCAAAAAAAAATCCGGATAATAAATATGTTATTCAAGATAAACCGGTTCGTTCAAACTTATTTACGTTATCCAAAAATAATGACACGGTAGTATCAAATGTGTCAAAGTCATCATCAGGGTCTTCCGATCAAGTTTACATTGACCGAATGTATAACACGGGTCTTACAAAATTAGAATTTGAAGATGTCAAATCAAACAGCGTAAAACGCGTCGACTTGACTCCCAGCGATTCTGCATTTATAACTTCTTTTATGACATTAAATAATCAAGCGGTTCATCTCTCTCAATTACTTTTACCAGACACGTTTTTGTCTGATCAAGTTTTACTTAATTCCCTATTTTTGAAAACGTGGCAAACAATCATGACTAATGTTAAAATGAGAGACGACATACAGAATGAACTCATTGGTGTTGAAAAAATAAATGACGATTATCAAAGAGATGCATTGTTTAATGACGCTATTTTATTTTCACCCGACGAGTCCATAAACATAACTAGCAGCAACAACAGGAGAACAAGTTTAAAAGAATTTATAAGCTCGTTTATTCCAACAAATCAAGATGCATTTAAAAATATGGAAAAAAGAAATCGGTTAAATAACTGTTTTTCTTTATGTGAACTTGTCTATTCCCTTCAGCCATTTTTAATATACACTAAAAATTTAACTGCACACCAACATGAGATGATGTCCACATTTGTGCATAAAAATATTGACAATTATTTTAAAAAACTCGGAGTATCAAAAATGAAATTCAAAAAACTTGTAAATAAAAATGATATCACGACATTTGAGTCATTGGAACTCTTTTATAATGCATTTAATGACCATGATTCGAAATCCTCGTCCGCCAAAAAAAAAGTTCAAGAAGCGCTCACTAAAAAAATAGTTCTGGCTGATGACACAACTGTGACTTTTGATGAAATATTCAAGTTATATAAATTTAATGAACTCAAACGCCACGGAGATGTATTTCTTTCTTCTTCTGAAATATTGAAATCAATTATTGATACTGATTATGGACGCTTATTCATGGTTGCAATGGCTGTTGAAAATTCCGATTTGACATCTTCTGAAATCGACGGCATTATACGCAGAGAAGAACAGGATTTAAAAGAACGGATGTCAAAAGATGCATCATCTTCCGATGCAAAAATGTGTGACAAACGCGAAATCATTTTGAGTAAAGTTTATTCATCGCTTGGTTTATTAGAAAAAGATAACGACACGAAGGACGATGGCGACAGTAAACTTTTATTTGACACTCGATATGATCCAACAGGCAAGCGCGTTGTAAAAGATGGAGATTATGCGGCACTCAAAAAAGAAGAAGGTGATTCATATGACTACTACGTAAGACGCAATAATAAATGGGTTAAAGATAATGATCCCGAAATACAAAAAATTCATATTGATGACCCGTCTTATTTTTGCAATATTCCTTCAGAATCAAAACCAACTCCACTCTGTTTTTCAATTAACCAAAAGTGTCTTGATAAATCAGTTGCAGAGTCATCAATCTTACATGATTTAACCAGTCGAATTGTGAATGAATTTGACCAAAATAGCGAACTGAAAAAGAAAAATATTGATGAAGTATTCTTGTACGATTTGAAAAATATTAAACTTATAGATAAACTAAAAGTGAACGATATTTTGAAATATAATAAAATAAAATACGCACTTTCGCAAGAAAATAAAAAAAGAGTTGAAACAATTGTTACATCTCCTTATCATGATACGGTAAATTGTATTCTCGGTTTAAATGATCTTGCGTTAAAATATAACTGCATTTTAAATGTGGTAAATAGCGAACTTTTTGTAAGAAACGCAGGTTTGGGTGAAGACAGTAACTGGTACTACTGTAAAACCAGCGGTGTGCGTCTATTGCCAACATTTTTTTATGAACTTGCTCAAAATTATAATCCGGTAGATCCTAAATCATTAAAATACATTTCTACACTGTCACGCGTTGAAAAAACAAACGGTAAACGCGAAAACGACCAAATTGTAGATAAATTCAGCGGTTACACCATTTCAAAAATAGCATTTGTATCTGAATCTGCTTGGATGGCGGAAGGCGGCGCTGCCGAAGAAGGCGGAAATGACGAATCAGAAATGCAATTGATGCGCAATGAACAACAAATGGCTTCTGACACCACTACCGTTAACTCTGGTGAAATTATTGAAATTAGTATTCGAAAAGAAGGTTCAGGAGGTCTGGGTTTAGAAGAGGAAGGAGAAGGAGAACAAGAAGGAGAACAAGAAGGAGAACAAGAAGGAGAACAAGAAGGAGAACAAGAGGGAGAACAAGAAGGAGAACAAGAGGGAGAACAAGAAGTTGAAATGAGGGAGGAATACGAAACCATAATGGGAATCATCAATCATTATGAAAATTCACTTTCCATTATACTAAAATCTAAAGACAAACGATTCATTGTTGAAACAATTCAATTGCTGATTCCTTCGAAAAAAACAAAAGAGCAGTATGAAGCTGATAAGAAATCAAGCGCAGATTATGAAACTTATGAGAAGACGTACAATCAATACCTGATTTTTTATTGTATGGCACTCCTTATTATCGTTGTACAAACATCAATTCCACAAATAAAAACGAAAACAACTTTTCCGAATTGCGTTAAATCTTTTGAGGGATATCCTTTTTTCCCCGATGAAACGAATTTGGCTTTCATTATTTATATGGCATGTATTACTCAAAAAGTAAAAAGTGATTATGCTCCTTGGAACGCTGTAAAAAAAATAAACCAGGATAAAATGAGAGATACACTTTTCAATTTAATAAAAACAAAAATAATAAATCAACCCCAAATTCAATCACGCGTTGAAGCAAAACATGAACACGATTTAGTTAAAAAACAGCGCAACATGATAAAGTTAAATACAAAACATAAAATCAATGACGCACTCTTCCTGTTTCGCCCGATTCTCGCAAATCCTTCTATTGTACTCACTTCAACACCACTTCCGGTTACAAAAACATACTGTGACGATTTAAAACGCAACCTCAAAAATGGTAACAATTTGCAAACAGAAAATATACTCGTTCTTCAATCGAAAATAATTCACTTCTCATTGTTGGTTCAGAAACTTATTCAAGATGCCATTACGGCGCAAACGACGGATAGAACAAAGTTGTTGTCGAAAAATTATATTCAAAATGCATGCTGCAATGAAAATGAAGGAGGGACCACCCTACAATATATGATACGGCTTCAACCCAATATTAAGAATTATTGCGACATGGTCCAATGCACAGAAGCTATTTTGCACGATGTTTATAGTTTAAGTGGGGCGGCAATCATGCTGGATCCAAAAGATACACGAAGTGTTATTCCCGAACTGCCTTCAAATTTTGATGAGTTCACTATATACAACGCATTCATGGTGTATTGTAATTACGGAAAAAATAAGGGGCTTAAAACTTCTGCTTCTGCGTCTGCTGAATCAAAATCAGCGACAAAAAAAAAACGAGGATCAACACAAGAAGAAGAGAGAGAAGAAAAAGATACACAACAAGCTGAAAAAGCTGAAGAAATTAGGTTAACCACTTTATCAGAAGATATTCATAAAATTTGCAAATTCAGAAATACGCTTGGAGAGAATAAAGATATTTTTAATATTTTAAATTCCGCAAAAAATATGACTCATGAAGATAAACTACAATTAGTTACTAAAATAAAAAATGAATTCAATTTGGATTACACTATAAAAGATCTGCAACATTTACTACAAATAATAAATCGTCAATCCATGAAACCCTTGTATGAAGCTCGCGTGGGAACATATAGCGAAAATCTCAATCGCATTCTAATAAATATAGCAGCAGCACAAACGTCTTCATTAACAAAACAAAAAGAAAAAATATCACTCTTTACTGATGATGTGTTATCCGCCTTGAAATCATTTAATGAAAATAATACTACCCAACATTCGAGAGATTTACAACGACAACTCGAAAAAAATAGTAAAATTCTCACTGAACAAATAACAACATTTTTAAATATAAAAAATAAAGGTCTGCTAAATGCGGTATTTAGAACACCGTCCGATATAACAGAAGGCGTCGTTACCAAAGGCGGCATCATGTTATTTAATAGAATGGAAAACGCGTTGTTAAATGGCGCAAACAATACGCTTGAAATGTCGGTTGAATTTGTAAAAAATGCAATTAAAAATATTACACAAGTGTATCCGAATATCATACTCTCTCAAATTTCTGAAATAGAATCTTTGCCGCCATATATTACCGGCCAGCTTTCTTCCGGCGACGCAAAATCAATTATGCAATTCTCGAATGAGCGCGTAACAAATACGCTGAGCAATTTTTATAAAATTGGAGGCAAGAAACCCGTTCATACCATTTTAAAAAATGTTCAGTCGACAACACTTTCACTAAATGACATTGTCTCCAGTACTCCGATTTATAGCGGCGACAATAAACACATTACCGTGTTATTATACGAGTATTACTTTCTAGCCGCCGTAAATGCATACATTCACTTTTCCAATGTTGTCAAACAATTTAGAGAGAAGAAAATGGAACAAAAGAAATTAATCGATGTTCAAAAAGAAGTTTCGAGGATTTTAAATACTTATTTTGAACTAGTATTAGATGACAAGAAATTTATGAATCGAAACATTGAGACAATTCGCGAGAGTTATTTAAGGTCGGTCGACGATGAGAGAGACGACATTGTTCAAAATGTGGATAAAATGTCGGAAGACCAAAAACAGATTTACATGATGCATAAAAAATATAAAATGGGGTCGCAATCCATTGGTAAAAATGTGGGTCTACGAATATACAATCCGGATTTTGAAACGGAAGAGCTGTCGCGCCTCGAGAGAATTAACAGTCGGAAAAAAGATCGCGGTCTTTCGGCCGTGTCAGATGATCCAGAGGCAATAGCGCGCGAATACGCGGTCGTAGACGAAGGCGACGCACCCGATTTTGACCCAGATCAAGAAAATGAAACGCAGGAAGATGACGCGCACGAAGAGTACGCAAATTCTGCCGACCTGTATCCCGACAGTTATGTGGATGTAGAAGGAGTTGCAGAATTTGAATCTTGAGAGAATAGAGAGATTTTTATATTTTAAATATTTAGAAATATAAAATATTTAAATTTTTATTAATATGTACATCAAATTTAAATATTTTATATATATACATATATTATTTATGCATATTATATCATATTTAAGATTGAACTATAAATGAATTCTGAAAAAGTAAAAAATATATATTCATTATTTTCGTCATTATCACCTGATACAAATCCAAACGATCCGTATTCAAGGTTTGCCATCTCTCCAGTTATTGGACACTTTTTTACATCTTTAAAGAGTTGGGATGGTATGACGAGTAATTCGGAGGAAGAATATAATGATCGTTTATCTGGTTGTTTATTTAGAAACACAATGTATTTGACGACTGCAGATTTTTTGGGACTTGGTTATGAATATTTGGTTGTAAATGAGGCATGGTATAGTGATTTGAAAAATTTAAAAACGTGGATGCAATTCATTAAAAAAATTCAAGATGCGAATATGGATGATCGCATGTGGTCTCCGCGTACAATTCGACAGTATCGGACGATGAAACGCCTGAATGCAAAAATTGAAGATCCAAATGTGGGTAAAAAATATCCATATAGCAGTTTATTTAAAGACCGTCGTAATATCCGTGATGAACTCGATATCATCAATAAAGAAACAGGATATGAATTTGAAAATATAATGCAAGAAGACACTCGACTAAAAAATACGGATTTTTATAGATCATTACCATCAATACCTACCAGTAAATGGGGCGAATACACAAAAATGATTCAAGCAATTTGGGAAACAAGAGAAGTAGATCAAGCTATTGATCCAAATACATACGGTTATTCCATGAAAAAATATTATGGCGCCAATTTGATTGAAGATGTATTTCCTAATCAAAATGCTGCCATTTTTTTCTTGAAATTTCTCCGAGAATATTATGTCCATGTGGTGAGTCGGTACAATGCATTCGGTAAAGAATTATCAAAACTGCTTAAAGCACAGAGCGAATTTAATGCCTACGCAAAAACTCTATTGGCCATGATGGGCCGAATGATACAAGATCTTGATGCAATTGATAAGAGTCATGTCGAGTGGAAGATCAACTGGAATCGCATATATGATGGCAGTGTCAACGACATATATCGATTTGTATCGCAATCGCAAGAATCACAAGAAATGATGTTCAACGCGTTAGTAATGTGTATGGACTATGCGGTGAGCCCTTTTGTTTGTTCTTCATTGTTTCATCGCATGACAGGTCCGAAATCGCAAACGTGGGTAGAATATCCTATACTTCCGCCCACCTATGAAGCGCAAAAATGCTTCTTCGAGTTTGCGTTTGTTCCGCGCAGAATGACAAATTATTCTGTCGATGCTACTAATCTTGATGGCGCTGCTAATCTTGATGGCGCTGCTAATCTTGATGGCGCTGCTAATCTTGTCGATACTGCCCGCGCTCAAAACAAATTACAACTCGCCGATTTTCTCGATAAAACTCCTATAAATCAACGAATGAGTATTTTTAACGGGTATATACGATCCCTCGTCGAACCATATTACCGCATCAGAGACAATTCAAACCGGGACCTTGCAATAAAAATAACCAACCTAATGTTCAATAGTTTTAAAACTACAGAGTTGGTCAAGCTCATCAATTCGCCATTGTCTAAAGAAGATTATGATAAGAAGCTAAAGGGAATGATAAAGGATATTCTTGGAAACCGCATATATGTTATTGTTGTCTCTTCTCAGCCCCCACAGCTTTCCGACAAGCTTTCCGACAAGCTTTCCGACAAGATAACTGGCCTTATGCTTGTAGGTTTGAAAACTTCAGTTTTACTTGAACTTGTTGACTCTACTGTCCCTAGTGAAAGGTATATTGAGATTGCTCTTGATGCGCTTCAATTTTTGGGATGTAATAATGATGCAAGAACATTGGGTCGAAATAAAAGCATTCCCAATACTAATATTGTATCCGCATCCTCTTTGTCTGGACCACGTACACTTGTACCTGCTGTAAATAAATTTCAACTGCCATTGCTTATTCGATCTCCGATAACTCTTCAATCTCCGAAAACTCCGACCGCAAATCGGTTAAAAGAAATGGTGATGAATAAATTAACTCCAAATGCACAAATAACCTCACCCAAATTAGGCGGGAAGAATAAGGGCATACGCACTCATAAAAAACGCATTCGTAAAAAATGCACTCGTAAAAAATGCATTCGTAAAAAATGCATTCGTAAAAAAAAGTGATTAGCACATTCTTTTGTTAGAAAATAAAAAAAGAATATATATATTTATTTAGGAAATAAAATATATTTATTTAGGAAATAAAATATATATATAATATATAATATTATTCGTAATGAACCACCAATCTAAAGAAAACAGTAAACATTTCGGTTGGCTGCATAACCCAACTGGAACAAAATCGCAAACCAAACAACAATATGACAAGAGTTCACACTTCGACTGGCTGCATAAACCAAATGGAAAATCACCAAATTCTCGCCGTGCATCTCGCCGTGCATCTCGCCGTGCATCCCGTCGTGCATCCCGCCGCACATCCCGTCGTGGCCGCAGCCGTAGTCGCAGGTAAAAATAAAAAAAATAATTTAATCCCTCATGGTATATTAAAAGGGTCCAATTAAAAAACGTAGTTATAAAAATAAAAAAAATGTAAAATAATTTGTTTTTCGATTTTGTCGACCACGATTTATTTTATTTTACATTTTAATGTACCATGAAGGAGCAGCCCTCTTTTTGTTCCATGTAGCGATTTTTTGTTTTTCTTCAGACATGTAGTAGTTGCGGTAAGCTTGGACCGCATCTTCGTGCTTGTACTGTACGGGCATGGCTTGTGCGAACGGAGTGAGACGCTGCTGGGGGAAAAGGGATGCATCTGGCATATGCTCCCTCAAATACTGTGCAACCGTGTATGATTTGTGGATTTTGGTTTCTGGGTGGCTGTAACGGAACTGCCATTCCTTGTGCATTTCATCAATGAGGTCGAGCGTCCAAATGAAGTTGGCTTTGGATTCCCTGCACCAAATTGTCACAGGATGATTCTTGTGCGCCAACTTGTAAAGTGGAGCGTTGCCTTCCTCGTCATCAGGAAGAAGAATGCGGCGAGCAGAACATAGCATTTGAACCGCCTCCAAAATGATTTTTACAATGTGTTTGTCCATCATGGCTTCAGCAACTTCGCGTGGAATCAGGGAAAGAATAAACAGATTCATTGTGTTAGAAACAAGAAACGCTGATAATGATTGTATTATAGATTTAAAATTCAATTTGATTATTTTTTATTGGTTTTTTTTATTATTTTCCATTTTTTTTATTATTTTATTGTGTTATTATAGTTAAGTATTTTATTTAGGCAGGTTAGGTAAATAAATATAAGAATGAAATATAAAAAACGGTCTTTGAAAAAAAAACAACGACCACAACGACAAAGATATCGTTTTTCTAAAAAATATGCTGCCGCTGCTGTTCAACGCGGCGGAGGGTTTATGGACGTTATTACTGCTGGTATAAATGCGATGGAAGGACGCACGAATACTTGCATGGCCGTTCATCCAACTGAACCATTGATAGTAGTCGGGGATGGTGCGGGAATTGTAACGTTATGGAATTTAAGTCAAGCACCTCCAAAAAAGTTGGCACAATTAATCGGTTTACCAACTGCTGTAAAGTGTTTAGAATTTCATAAAATCTTTCCTCTTGTAGCAGGAGCATGTAATGATATTGTATTGATGTGGAAGATTGACCAAATAAATAGAGAACAACAAGATCAACAAGTTCAACCATCACACATAGTTAGTGATGATTTTAGAGTGAGAAATGAAGAAGAAGTTCAAAAAGAATTGAGTGAAACTAAAATAATTCTTGAAGAAGCTGAAAAAGAAAGACGTGCAATAATTCATGATCAAGGGACTATAAAAAACAATTTAAGAGATATTGAAAAGAAAATTAGGGCTATTAATGAGGATAATACATTTAGACGGGGGGCGTTAGAAGAACTACAAGCCCAAAAAAAAACAATGACTGAAAGATTCGATGAGTTAGAAACACGTTTGAAAAGTATTACACTTGATAAAGAAGAAAAGAAGGCAAGAGCATTACAAAAAGAACTCAATTTAATTCGTGCTGGTGCGCGCGAAGAAGTTTCATGCATTGCTTTTTATCCAAGAGATTATGGAAATTATTCATATATTGCATTCGGTGTAAATAATCGTAATAATATTGATGATAATCGAATTATTATGTATTGTTTTAATATTGAACCACCCTCTTATTTAGATGCAGGATACACTATATCTCGAAATTCATTACATCGTGGACCCCTTGATTATGTGTTACTGGTGTCCTTTAGCCATGATGGAAAGTTATTTGCTTTTGTAACAAAATCGTCGGATGGCAGAACTGTTTTAAAAGTAGATAATTTCAAAGGTCCAGGAGAAGCTCGTTATCATGCCGAATATGAATCTTATAGAATAGATGCTGAAAAAAAACGTTCTATAACATCTATTAGACCTTGTAGTTCAAATATACAAGGTTTTAATTGGGGGACGGAATCCAAACATAATTTTTTGATTGGGTGTGATGATGGTTATTTGACGATGATAGAAGCAAAGACACAAACTTCTAATAGATATGGTGCAGAAACATCAATACAAGATTTAAAAAGCATACGTGAATGGAATGCTGGGGAAGAACCAATAAAATGTGTCGCCGTTCATCCATCTTTACCTTTATTTGCAAGCGGAAGACGCGATGTCGCTAAATTGTGGGATATTGACCAACGCAAACCGCTTGAATCATTAGCTTTACAAGATGTTATATCGGTCGGATTTAATCAGAAATTTTTGGCAGTGTGTGGTTCTGGAAGTATGCATTTTTATAGCTGTAACTCTGATGATTATGGCGGTTTAAAGGAAAAATATAATAAACGTAAGAAATTATTAGGTGATCTTCATGACGAGATAATACAAAAAACTGTAACAGGACAATGTGCTATATGTTTCGAACCAATGATTGATTCCTTAACAGAATCAGCAATAAGATTCGGGCCTAAAGAAGAAGGGTACTTACCATGTACACATAAATTTCATAAAAATTGCATTCAACCATGGTTAAATCAAGGGAAAACATCCTGCCCTGCATGCAGAGGATTAGTACCGCCGAGCGGTTTAACGCTATCAACACCGCCAAAAGTTCTTGCAGATAGAAGTAAAAATATTAAAGAAAAGGATGAAAAATGGGCGAAATTTGATAAAGAAACAGCTAAACGTGCTTTAAATTTTTCTACCGATGCTCAAGGATCACCGCCGCCTCTTGCTCAAGGTATACGTTCGGATCAACAACAACCACTACAATCAAGTGAACGACCAGATTCTACTCCTTTAACACAAGAAGAGCTTCGGGCTGCACGTCTCGAATACTTTAAACCTGGAAGTCAAGGTGGTAGAAGAAATAAAAACAAATATTCGAAGAAAAAAAATAGTTTAAAAAAATCAAAATTCTGTCATTGTTATTCAAAAAAAAATAAAAAATAATAGTAAAATAAATAATAATAAATTTTATTTTATTATATTATTATATAATATAAATAAAATGTCAAGCGCTGAAGTTAATTATGAAGATGAATATAAAAAGGAAGGGAGATTAATGCAGTTAAGTCCACAAGAACAAATGAAATATGTAGGTGTAATTAAAAAAAATCTAACATATAAAGGTGAATATACAAGTGAGTTAAGTGAAAAGGACATACTTTTATTATTACGCGAAGCTTTAAGGGGTAAAGATCTTAACAAATATACTGCGGACTCACATGATACATATCAGGCATTTTTGGAAGCTTATAAAAAGAGAGAACAACAAGGAGGAAGAAATAAAAATAAAAAAAAATCTAGGTCTAAATCTAGGTCTAAATCTAGGTCTAAATCTAGGTCTAAATCTAGGTCTAAATCTAGGTCTAAATCTAGGTCTAAATCTAGGAAATAAATACGTACTTTTAGGGTATAAAGTTTTATTATATAAAAATTATTAATAATAAATCTCTCTATCTCTCTATTTTTAATTTTAAAATACTACTTTTATTTTGAGTTGTATTATTTTGTATATTTTTTTATTTTGTTATATTAGCAATCATCTTTGTTTATAGTTTATAAAAATCTTTATAAAATTCTTTATAAAATATATATTTAGCAAAATAAGTATTTTAATTCATAAAACATTATAAGAATGAACAAGTTATTTATTAGACAAAACATTACATCATTATCAATATTATTATTTATGATACTTTTTGGAATTATGGTATATTTAAAACCGGGTTTTATTTTTAATAGAGATGGGACAATGCGTCAATTTGGAATTGGGTATAGGAATAAAACGGTTATACCGATATGGTTAATTGTAATGATTATGGCCTATTTATCATATCTATTTTTGCTTTATTTGCAAGTTTTTTGATTTTATGAAAGTATAACTTGGGTTTTGTATTTTTTATAAAAAATACAAAATAATTATTCATTATTATACATTATTCAAAGCTGACAACCACTTCGACTTTTTCCGTTTTTATACTTTTAATCGCAGAAATAGATAATTCTTCACGTTTTTTACGAGTTTTATTTTTTTCACTTTTTACTTCATTAACAATAGTTTCGAAATCTTCAGAATATGATTCTGATGATGATAATGATGAAATGGAAGATAAAGATGAAGATGATGACGAATTTGATGAACGTTTAGAAGTACTGTTTCTTGTATTCATATCATTTTCAATCACTTCATAATGCTGTTCAATATATTGAACAATGTCATTTTCAATCGCCCATTTAAAAAAATTCAATTGTCCAATCGTTGTTTGTATAAATGTGCCATTTTTGTATGGAATTGTGATTCTTTCCCAACGACAAAATGGATCAAATCGTTTTTTAGAATATGCTTTTAATTTCAATTTATAATCCACGTACACTTTAAATCGTCTAGCGCATTTCGAATATTCATTACTAATCGCGTACACTGTAAAAAATTTTTTTGCATAATTTGTTGCAAACCAATCAATAATTCGAAGGGATATTTTAGAATGTCCATTAATAATTTGCAACATTACATCTAAATTATTATTGTGTTCATAAAATTTTAATAGGTTTGTTAATAATAATGCATTTTGAGTTGTATACGCAGCAACACCATTTTCTGTAATTATATTATTTATGTTCATAACGATACCTTCTTCTTCACAACCATTTATTGTTTCCATATTAAAAATTATAATTTATTTATTAATATTTATTAACTAAATGAAATAATTTATATATTAATTTATTTAGACGCTTTTGGTTTATATCCTTTTTTAAAAAATACTTAAATTATTTTATTTTTTTTAATTTTCAATTTTTGTAAATGTTAACTGTTTCCCATATTTAAAACGGGAACTATCCATTGTCCCCCTTTTAAGATTACAATCCAAACAACATATTACAACATTGTCCTCATTGTGTCCAATATTATTATCTATTCTATCCAGCGTCCATTGCAACTTGGAATATATATTTTCATATAAAAGTTCGCAGAACTGTTTGCAATAAAAACATTTTAGTTTAGAACATAGCAGTTTTTCAACCAGGGGTTCGAGAGATATAAATAAAGTTTTATCATAAATTCGTTTATCTATATCTTGTCTTTTATATCCAGATATCTTGTGTGTTAATTCTTTTATAATTATAGAACGATGATTTATGCTTTCATCTTCGATATTCAAATATAATTTGGATATCGTATTCATTTGATATAAATGTGTAAAACAACACTTGGGAAGATTCCATTTTTCACACGAAACTCGTTTGGATGAATCTTGTACTGTCGATATTTTTTTGCTTTCACTATTTTCTGATGTATCGTTTTCGATACACGTTTCATTCAAAATTTGTCGAAATATATTTTTTTTTCCATTAATATTAATATTTTTAATCATTTATTTTATTTAGAATTATTTTATTTTTATGTTTATAATTAGTTATTATTTTAGGTAAATTTTTTTATTTTTTATTTAATGAAAACTAAAAAAATATTATATATGTTATACATATAAATAAATTTATAAAATGAATATGTTAGATGTACTTTTTGGACCCTTGACTCGTGAGTACTGTTTGTATTATTATGGGTTTTCCATTTTCTTTTATGTATTATTTGTTTTTGTGACCGTTTTTTCACTTTACAGTTTGTTCACTAAAAAATTTAGTTTCGGTTTATTATTGAGTTTATTTATGGGATGTTTTACGTACTTTTTAGCATATTTTGTTTCACGCCTTTCATATTCCATGTGTGTTGGCAGTTTGGCCCCCTCGTCATCTGCATCTCCAATGCATTTATTTTAAAAAGTTTAGAGTTTAGTTTGTTTGTTTGTGACGACGGACGACCGTGTTTATATTTTATATTTTCTTTTCAATTGAAAAATCAATATTTCAATTGAAAAACGATATAAAGATAAAGCATATATGATATATAACATAATACATCAATAATGTCTATCGTTGTTGAAAAAGGTGCTATAAGAAGTCAAATAAGAGGAATCGAAACTTTACCAATCATATATAGCATATATGAATTAATAGATGATAGAAAACATTCAAATTCAAATAAAGTATTCATTGATATTGACCTGCACAATCATGTTTGCATGATTGGATATTCTGAAGAAGCTACGAAGGATAATATAGATAACATGGTAAAATGGTTTAATACAAATAAAGAACAAACTAACATTAATAATATCGCTAGTAAGGGGGTTGGATTAAAATTTTTTGAATTCAGAGCATTAGGTACATGGAAGCATATAACTAAATGTTTTAATGAACAATTGTATTATACTTCTGAAATAAATACGTTTGATATATGGAATGCAGAAATAAATGATAAAATATCATCTATCAATTTTTCTGAAATATTACATAGAGGAACCAGCTTTGTGAAAGAAGAAGATGAACTATCATTATCAGTAGAAAATATTTTTAAAAATATAGATAGTAAATATCCTTTTCAACCAAAAACTATATTTAGATGTAATAATTTAAAAAATCTAAATCTATTAGATGAATATAAAGATGAAGAAGAAATTTATAATTTTGATGATATAATTAAAAGATTAAAAATAAAATATTATAATGAAATTTCTCAAGGGTTTGAATTATATATAAAATTACCAGGATTTATTGAATTTAAAATAATAGAAAATAATAATATAGATGTAATTGGATTTTCAAGTAATAAAAATAATGAATTAAAAATAGATATTTTTATAAACCCCCATGTACATTATGGTTATTTATTCAAAATTGGAGAAAATACATATGAATTTCGTAAAAATGGAAATTCTATTATTAGACAAAAATTTAATAATATTATTTCAACTACTCCAGATTTTACATTATTCCAATACAACATTAATAACATGGTTAAAGAAGATAAAAATAATTCAATTGTTGGAAAATCAGAAGAAACTTATGCTGGATTATTTATTGAAATTGGCGGAACATTTATAAGCGATCAACCAGTGGAATGGCAAATAATAAAAAGAAACTTGTCAGGAAGTAAAAATTTTAGAGCCGTGTTACAATGTTTATCTTCCGAATCAAAATATCATTTAAAATTATCAGCAGTAAAAGCTCTATTTAATTTGGCTACAATGATCAATTTTCATATTTGTATAAAATGTCTAACAGATGTATATAAACAATATATTAAAAAAAAACTAGAAATAAATAGTGATCATGATGTATTAAGTAGTCATGATTATGTATTAGTTAAAACAACTGCTTCTAAAAGTTGTACAGATAAACAGATTGAAGGTTATTTTTATATTGTAGAATTAGGTGAAAAATTTTTCAAACTTGGTTTTTCGACAAATCAACAAAGAATATTTGATTATATAACAGATGATTATACAAAAAATAATAGATTAGAATTTCCAGATATTGATTTTCATACAAGTCCTTATTGTAGATATTTATCTATACGAAAAATTAAAAATATTACATTGTTTGAAGAAAAAATTAAATCACTGTTGATTGAATCTACTATTTGCCAAACATATGATTGTTTAAACGGAACTGATATCAGAGAGTACTTCTACTGTGAATCTTTTAATGATTTGTTTCGTTTAATTGTAAATGAAATAAATAACCATTAAATAAATAAATAACCATTAAATATTTTATAAATTATTTATAAAAATATTTATAAATACCTCCTATTATCCACGCAGCATTGATAACAATTGATTGATACTGTTTTGATGCAACGCAGACAATAAGCAAACCAGATGCTCCAGCTGTATTGAGAGAAAAGTCAACAGTTTTATCTAATGTAACAACATATGGAATTAATACTAATACACTCCCTATCCAACCAATACATTCTGAAACATATTTTTGATATTTGTTATTACTATTATTTTCATTTTCAATATTATCCATTTATACATATATTTTATTTTATATTAAAATATACTTACTTAATATATTTATTTAACCATAAATATAGTATTTATGAAATAGATTTAAACTCTATTTCATAAATATATATAACATACATTCAAACAATTGATTTGATTTTTATTTGAAAATGACTTCCGCATTAGAAGAGAAAGAAGAGAAAGACAGTTATACAAGTGTGACTGCGTCTGTAAATGATGAAAACAATATTGGCAATACTACTGCGAATAATACCAATATAGAATGTGTTGAACTTAGAAACATTAAATATAAATCAATGCTTCTTAAAAAATCAAACCCTAAACAGCTAACAAAATGTAATTCAAATAATGATATTGATAGTTTTCTTGAAAAAGAGAGGACGCAGAATAAAGAAGATCAGTGGGTAAAATTGGATAAATCAATGAAAACAAAAAAAATAAATGCGTTTGTTGACACATATTCTACCGATCATAATTTGAATGATAAAGACAAAGCATCGCTCCAAGATTTTTTATTGTTTTGTTTAGAACAAAAAAAATTAATTAAAACAAAAGATGTCATTTATGATAAAATAAATGGCACCATTACCAATATTCCTTGTTTACTATATACTCCCACACTTACAAAAAAATTTACTTTGAAACGATGCGAAAAAAGACAATCAACTTTAAGTTCGCTTGCTCCAAAAAATAAAGGTAAAAAAACAACACCTAGTACGGGTAGAACAATCTCAAAAGAATTGACGACGGTAACGGTAACTAACATGACGACGACGACTATATAATACGATATTTGAAAATATTATTTTTAATTATTTTTAATTATTTTTAATTATTTTTAATTATTTTTAATTATTTTTAATTATTTTTAATTATTTTTTTCATACATTTCATAAATTTTGTTCATTTTTTCTATTAATTCAGTTAAATTGTTTTTTATTTCTACAATATCTTCTGATATCTTTATAATTATTTTATTATCAGATGAATCACTTTCATTTACATTTTTTTCTTTTATATTTTTTATATTTTTTATTTTTTTTATTTTATTAAAAATAAAATTTAAATCAGAATCAGATTCAGATTCATTTTCAAAATTTGGATTGTTATTATATTCGTGTGAAGTATCGTGACCGTGCTCTGTTACACGCAATTCATTTCCAAAACTAACACGTTTGCCCTTTCCCGTATTTTGTTCTACCAACATTTCAGTTTTATATTTCACAAAATTCGAATTGAATGAAGAATTTGGATTTGACTGTGGTGGTGGTGGTGGTTGAACCGATGAAACAGAAGTTACATTCGTTAACTGTTCTAACTCTCTTTCTCTCGATGCAAGTGTTTCCGCTAGTAAACGTTCCATATCATCACCTATCGGTTTATCATAAATATCATCTGTGAAATTAATTTCTTCGGGTTTTTTTAATGTTATAATTGAAGCCATTTCTTCTTCCTTTTTTTTTAATTCCATATTGAATGAATTTTGACGCTCTTTCTGTATATCTTCTGCTCGATATATTGTTTCTAGTTGCGGTGGCATTTGTTGTTTTTTTTGATATATGGGTTGTTGTTGTTGCTGTTGTTGCTGTTGTTGCTGTTGTTGCTGTTGTTGCTGTTGTTGCTGTTGTTGTTGTTGTTGCTGTTGTTGCTGTTGTTGCTGTTGTTGTTGTTTCATATTTGGGCTTGATTTCATCGTTTCTATTTTTTTACAAATGGTGATTATCGCCTCTTTATTCATACCATTCAAATCCGTGAGTTGATTTGATTTGCGGTATGATTCACACATATCTCTAATGATTGTCTCGAACATTATTTGAATGTTTTGAACTTGGATGTCTGGTATTCCGGAAAATTTTCCTCCTCCGTGTAAAACACTCCATAAAAGCGCCTTGTTTTCATTGCTTGAAAAATAATTTACACTTGAATTTGAATTCATTTTAAAGTAAGTAACAGTAAGTATCAATTATTTAATGATAACGCTTATTCTTTATTATTTATTATTTTTATTTATTATTTCATATAATTTTTTATATAACAAAAAATACATAAAAACAAAAGTTAATTAAATCATATAATTAATTTATTTACATAATATATAAAAATGGTTAAAGTTTTTTTAAATATGATTGTTAAAAATGAAGGTAAAATAATAGAAAGGTTACTTGAAAGCTGTTTAAAAATAATTTCAGGTTGTATTATTACTGATACAGGATCAAGTGATAATACAAAAGAAATAATTAAAAGTTTTTGTATAAAAAATAACATGTATTGTGAAATAAAAGATGAAGAATTTATAAATTTTGAACATGCAAGAAATAAATCATTAATGCATGCTCGAAACTCAGAAGCTGAATTTGATTATATTTTATTATTGGATGCAGATCATAAATTAGTAATACGTGATAATTTCGATTTAAATGATTTAAAAGAACCGGTTTATTTACTTAGTCAGGGCAATGATAGTTTTTTTTATTCAAATATTAGAATAATACAAAAAAAAATAAATGCAAAATATATTGGATGTACTCATGAATATTTATCTCATGATTATGGATCTGTCTTTTTAAATACTTTATTTATTAACGATGTAAGTGATGGTGGATCTAAAAGTGATAAATATAGTAGAGATATTAAACTATTAACCAAAGGAATTGAGAATGAACCAGCAAATTCAAGATATTATTTTTATTTAGGGAATAGTTATAGGGACAATAATCAACCCGTGGAAGCTATAACACAGTATGAAAAAGTGATTGAATTAAATGGGTGGTGTCAAGAAAAATATTATTCATGTTACAACATTTTTATTTGTTATTCGACAATTGGAAATGTGGAAAAGGGATTATACTACCTAACTAAATCTTATTTATATGACGATGAGCGGCCAGAATGTATTTATGAGTTGGTGAAATATTATTGTGTAAAAAAAATGGATAAAATGGCACTTAAATATTATGAATTAATTAAAGACAAATATGAAAGTATCGTTTTAACTACTACATTTCAAGATAAATTATTTTTTAATGCTAGCATTGCATATTTTTATTTTCCGTATTATCTTATTATTTCAAGTATCAATACTCAAGATTTTAAAACTGCAAATTTTATGTATGAAATTATATTCAAAAAAAAACAAAAAAACATAGATAAATGGTTCATTTCTAATTTAATATCCAATTACGACTTTATTTTAAAATACAAATTTACCACGATGGAATTGAAACATGATACATCTTCATATTTAGATGATTTATATAAATATGTTAATGACTATAGTATCACACATAATTATGATATAGACGAATTTCAAAGCAGAAAGAGTAATCATGTTGCTAATATTTATGATAAAAATTGATAAGATCAAATATATCAACAGTTATTGATTATAGTAACTTACAAAAAATATTATATAAAATTCCTAATGAAGTTGTTTATGCGGGCGGTTCTTGTTTAACGCATAATTGGTTGGATGTGAAAAGTGGTATTGATAAAATTTACAATATACCATTTATACTAGGAACATCTATTATCTTAAAAAAAAAAGGTGTTGATATAATTTTAGAAAATAAACATTTACTGCCTACTACAATTATTGATGATTTCGCAATTGCCATTCTTTTCAATAAATTAGGCCATAAACCATTTGGATTTGATAGTTACTACCGTTATAATTTAAATCATTCAATTTCTGATATTATTTTTTATAGAAATAAAAATCATAATAGAAATATATTATCAACATGCAAAATATAATTGAACAAATAATGCATATAACAAATAATGTAGATAATAAATAAACTACTTGAAAATCAAATTAATGTCATCATTTTTAATATAAAATAGTTTAGAAAATACTCTGTTTTACACTCTTGAATGTGAATTATACTTTCAACGAAATCTATGAATTTAGAATTTATATATTGAGAATGATTTCTTATTATATAATTTAAAAAATTCTTAATCATGTTTCTACGATCAATATTATAATATAAACTAATTTCATTTATTTTTAAAACAATAACACTGATTTTTATTTTTGTTTTTAACATTACTATTAAATTTTCCCAAATATCATTCGTAATCACTCTACAATCATGTATATGATGTTGATTTGATTGCATATAATTTATCATACTTCTAATATCAGAATTAAAATGACGCTGTATAGATATTAAAACACTTTCATTTGCATTTAAGTTTTCACATATACTAACCTTTTGCAAAAATGAAATAATTTTTGTCTCTGGTAACTGATTAAAGCGCATTCTGACAAATTCAGTTTGTAATGCCTCATCAATTCTACTTATATAATTACAAATTAAACAAAAACGAACATTTAGTGTATTGTTAAAATTATTTAATAAATATCTTAATGCCGTTTGGGCATTTTTTGTCATATAATCAACTTCATCAAGTATAACAAATTTCATACCTTCACCAAACATTGATTTTGATATTACAAATCCATTGATTTGATTTCGTATAATGTCAATTCCTCTCTCATCGGACGCATTAAGATGAATCATTAGTCCCTTGTTTTTTTGATTATACTTTTCTTGATACGCGTTTATAAGGTTGATAATCGTTGTAGTTTTTCCTGTTCCGGGCGGACCATAAAATAATAAATTTGGAAAATAATTATTTTCAATAATTGATATCAATATATTTTTATTTATATCATCTAAAACAATTTCATCAAAATTTGATGGTCTGTATTTTTCAACCCACGGAGTTGAATTATTTATTTTTACATTATTACTATTACTATTACTACTATTACTATTACTATTACTACTATTACTACTATTACTACTATTACTATTACTAGTATTGTCGATTATTTTATCAGTTTCAATAATATAATTCATAAATTTATTTATTATATTATTATTACTCGGTAAATAAACTTTAATTCATATTATATTCATTTTATTTATTAGTTATTTTATATTAAAATTATTTATATAAAAAATTGAATTAAAAAAGATATCAATATTAATATTATAAATCAAAATATCTCGGGTAATAAATAAAATGTCTCGCGAAGAAGGAGCGCACGGTTATCTCGAACTTATTTTAGGACCAATGTGGTCTGGAAAAACATCAACGCTTTTAAATTATTATAGACAATTTTCATTTTGTAAATTAAAAGTATGTGTAATTAATTTTAAAGCAGACGACCGTTATTCTGAAACCATGCTTTCAACTCATGATAAACAAATGATACCTTGTATTATGGGGTTTTCCATGGGAGAAATAATGCAAACCCCCGAATGCGCGCATGAAATCAATGAAAGCGATGTTATATTAATCAACGAAGGGCAGTTTTTTCAAGATATTGTTGAATTTACAACACTAATGGTTGAAAAAAACAATAAAAAAGTTTATATTTGTGGTCTTGATGGAGATTTTAAAAGAGAGAAAATTGGAAGTTTGCTTGAACTTATTCCGATGAGCGACAAGGTAGTCAAACTGCGAGCTCTTTGCGGAAAATGCAAAGATGGGACGCGTGCCCCATTTTCGTTTCGAAACACGAGTAGCACCGAACAGGTTTTAATTGGCGCAGATAATATTTATATTCCATTGTGCAGAAAATGCTACCAATTTGAAAAGGCAATGAAAGAAAACTAACCACTCTCTTAACTGTCAAACACTAATTCAAGCGCGTCTATGTATCTTACGAGTCCGACCTCGTGTTCGAGGAGTCCGAGCCCGTGTTCGAGGAGTCCGATCCCGTGTTCGAGGAGTCCGAGCCCGTGTTCGAGTCAAAGCTCTTTCATGTTTTTTATGTTTAGAATAGGATGGAGAGAATTTATTGACATCTTTTATTTTTTCATCTAGCTTTACAGCATCTCTCCCTTTTAGTGCTTTAAATTTTTCTTTTTCAATCGGGTTATAACTCAAAAACCACTCTTCATATTCACGAGTGCCCTTTTTATCTTTTAATTTATTAAACATGTGCGATTTAATATCCTTGATGTCTTTCAAGGTGACTTGTTTGCCAATGCACGGTTTTGAAAATCGTTTAAAAACGCCTTCATTTTTTGCCATGTTGTCATACTGCAAATCGTAAATGTATTGGCTCATACAAAGCAACCGATCTCGGTCATAATAGGGACGATTCATGTACAAAAACAACAAGTAGAAGCTGAGAATGGTATCCGTCGTTGCAACATTCACATCCTTGCCTTGAACACGCACGACATTGTAGTTATGACACGCACCAGGAGCCGGATCATATATAAATGCAACCGTTCTGCCGTCAACCACGAGCTCATAATGCTCAGAAATATGCTCTCCAAAATCTTCGCGCTCTTCAACAGTAACTCGACTGAAATGCCCCGTCTTTTCCAGCTTCTCTTTTATTTTGTACGCCGATTTTTTAGCATCTTCTGATAATAAATCGAATGACGGCATGGAAGAAAATAAAACGGGACGCTGCGCCTTCTTCAAATGTTCTGAAAATAATGATCGTGCATACCCTCCAAAAAATACCAGCTTTTCATTTATCGCTTCATCTCGCACCAGGTCAAATATTTCTATTTCTTTTTTTGATGGCGACATTGCCGAATCTTTTGCATTCTTCAAACAGTTTTCTCCTTTTAGCGGATAATTCTTATTAAAAAGAAGGAGGCGCTTATACACCTTTTCCCATCGGCTCACATCGCCGTCCGGACGAGACAATTCTAAATACATGGACATTCTTAAAAAATTAATAGGCGCATACAAGATCCCATTCCGTTCAATGGCTTCGCGCATCAAACTTTTAAATAGTTCCGGCTCAATAAACGTAATATCGGCAACTCCGATGAAATTCACAAACACCTTGTACGTTCCCGTGTGCATGCCGGATTTCGCCTCCACGTCATTAAACCCTTTTTTAAAGAATATATCCGCGAGCTCTTTGGCATCGTCCAATGAATTCGGCGAAAAAAAATCGTAATCTGGGATTTCTCTTTTTGTGTCATAAAATTGATCTTTTTCAGGTAAAACATTATTTATAGCGGTCCCACCATAGCAAATTAATTTTTTATTGATTAAAAACTGCTCGACAATTGCAATAATTTCCTGAACGGTTGGATTGCTTACAAGTTTTTCACCTTGATATTTTTCTATTTCTTTTTGTGACTTTTTCAATATCTCTAAAGAACTCTCTATTTTGCCACTACTCATTTTTATTTTTAAAATTTTTAAAATTTAGAATACTATATTATTTTTTGAATACCTATACACTATATTAACATTATAAAAATATTATTATTATAAAATATTATTATTATAAAATATTTTTTATAATAATAATATTTTTATAATAATTTATAATAATGATATTTTTACTGAGTATGAAAATATGTAGATATATATAAATATGCAGGCGCGTCTTTTAGATACTAAAACTATACATGTCAGATTGAAGCGGGCGGCTCGCAAACGACAGCTCCGGATTTTGCGGAGTCGGCACCGGAATGGTTTGGGGCGTAAACATCAAATCCGCCGGTTTCAATAGAAATGCGCTTTTCATAGGCCCGGCTTCAAACCACTCGTTATAAACCGCCAGGTTACCGTCTCGCAAGAGCTGACACGACATCGCCATACATTGACACCCGGCCAATGACGGTGGCATAGGATCATAATTTTCTGCCGACATGGAATAATCCGGAATAACTATCGTCATATACTGTTTATTAAATGTCGTTAATTCTGTAATATTCGGCCCATTTAGAACATCAAACACCGTTAATATTCGCAAAAATGCATTATTCGTCAAATTCGTAATTTCATACATTCGTTCTGCACCCGGCTGATACAACAACGGAATGCTCTCCACTATAATTACCACTTTACCCGAAAACTTACCTATCGGCTCGGCGCAAATACTTTTTCCGCCAAATTCGTGATTATATTCTGGAATCAAGCGATCATTTAGGTTTGATTTTATAATATCGGCCATATTATTCAACACGTCTACATCGTTGGTCTTTAATCGAAATAACAATAGCAGCGGGTCACTGGGATTTGGACAGACGTTTGAACTCGGGCTAAATGCTGATGTTGCAACTATACTCATGGCTTCATCAAATGAAACCGAATTATATGTTTCCTTAATGCACTTGTCGTCGCTTAAAGAAGTGGAAATAATGGGTTGGCCATTGTACCCATAAATTTCAAAATCCAAACACCGACAACCCATCTTAATCGCATGCTGGAGCGCGCATACATGTACATAGTCGTTTGAAAAATTTCCCGTAGAACAACAATTATATGCCGACTTTACATAATAATCTCTCAATAAGTATTTTGATGTCGGGTCGGCAGAAGCAGATGTTATCCAGCTCGAATTTAACGCCGCCGCCTTTTTACCATTCAAACGTTTACAACTTTTTGGAAGCAGTGTAATTTTATAATACATGTAATATGCGATACATCCCGCTATAAATATGATCAATGTGCATCCAATCATGTGTACAAGCGTTACGTTATTTGTCTGAGAAATAAAAGAAGACAGCTTTAATTTTAAATCTTTGGCAGCATTCTTAACACCTGAAATAGCAGTATTTACATCAGATCCAGAATCACTGGAACTAGACATTCTTGTATTTATTTTATTTACTGAAATAATAAGATAATAAGAGTCGAAATGAAATGAAATACTAAAATACTAAATCTTATATTTTATATATATTTTATTATATTTAATTGTATTAAATTAGAATTTAAAATTATAAAACTAATATATCTAGATTATATAGTATTACCATTTTTTATTCACTAAATAAATAAAATAATGGCGGGAGGATTATTAAATTTGGTGGCATATGGCAATCAAAATGTTATTTTGAATTCAAATCCAAAAAAAACATTTTTTAAAACAACATATGCGAAATATACAAATTTCGGATTACAAAAATTTAGAATTGATTTCGATGGACAAAGAAATTTAAGATTAAATGAAACTTCTAAATTCACTTTTTATATTCCACGTTATGCCGAACTCTTGATGGACACATACTTGGTAGTGACACTTCCAAATATTTGGAGCCCCATATTACCACCACAAAGCTGCAATGAGTCGTGGACGCCATACGAATTCAAATGGATTGAAAATATAGGAACTCAAATCATCAAAGAAATTACAATCTCGGTTGGAGGTCAGACGCTTCAAAAACTCACGGGAGGGTATTTGCAAGCGCTTGTAGAACGAAATTTTAATGGAACAGAGCGTGATTTATATAATCGCATGACGGGTAACATTGCGGAGTTGAATGATCCCGCTTATTATTCATCCAATAATGGAAAATATCCAAATGCTTTTTATAATTATACCAATAACCAAGCAGGCATCGACCCGTCTATTCGTTTCAGAAAATTGTACATTCCCATCAATGCGTGGTTTACGCTGAGCAGCAAAATGGCATTTCCTTTAGTTGCGCTGCAGTATAACCAACTTCAAATCGACATTACGCTACGACCCGTTCGCGAACTGTTTGTTATTCGTGACGTTTCAAATCGAGCAACAGGGTCTGATACTGCTGTGCCAAGCACCGCGAATCTCGAACCGCCTTATTTTCCCGAATATGTTACTCCGAATTACATTCAGCCGAATTTTAATGATAACTTGCAACAATTTTATCGGTTTATTCAACCGCCTCCAAATATCGAACTGAATTACGGAAACTCCACTAGAAGCGATTGGAATGCAGATATCCACCTTATGGCCACTTACTGTTTTCTTTCTGCCGATGAAGCCAAACAATTTGCATCCGTGCCTCAACAATACCTCATTAAATCGGTATATCAATGGGATTTTGAAAATGTTACAGGAAGTCAACACGTGTGGCTGCAAAGCACGCTAGGTATGGTCGCCAGCTGGATGTTTTACTTTCAAAGAAGCGATGCATATCTGCGAAATGAATGGGGAAATTATACAAATTGGCCCTACAAATATAAACCCAATGGATTGCTGCCGGCACCTCCTGGACCGCTTCCATGGAATCCGCCTGTCGGATGTGATCCTCCATCCACGCAGGCGGATTATGGTCCCGGTTGGAATCCCGCTCTGAATGCATCTACCGGTTATTTTATTACGCCACCATTTAGCGTTGAAAACCAGAAAGATATCTTGTTAAATTTGGGGATTCTACTAGATGGAAAATACAGAGAAAATGTTTTGGATTCCGGAATTTATAATTACCTGGAAAAATATACAAGCGGTCGTGGTTCTGCAACCGATGGACTTTATTGTTATAATTTCTGCCTAAATACTGAACCGAGTGAATTTCAACCTTCTGGCGCAATTAATACAAGTAAATTTTCAACAATTGAACTTGAATTTACAACATTCTATCCGCCTCTGGATCCAAGCGCGAATTTTTTGACAATTTGCGACCCCGAAACAAATGTTGCAATTGGCGTGAATAAACCAACGTGGAGGATTTATGATTATAATTACAATTTGACCGTTTTTGAAGAGCGATTCAATATGCTTACATTTGTCGGTGGAAATTGTGGCCTCATGTATGCAAGATAATAAATAAGTATTTGAATTCAAATCATAAAAAATAAAATAAAAAAAAACAAATTGAAAATTAAATTTGTAATTTTTTATTTTACAGCGTTTCCTTGCATTTCACTTTTTACTTTCTACGATGACGACAATGACACCCAGAGATCTAGGACGACTGCAACGAACAATGAACGAGCTGCTTCAAAGTGGTTTAAAGGGCGAGTTTCGTTTATTGCTTGACAATAATGCAGAGTTGATTCGAACAACCCGAGAAAAAGGGATTGTCACGATGGTTTTGAGATTCGCGATTTTGGAACGGGATGATGCGCTAATCGTTTCGCTGTTTGATCGCCTTTCGATGAAACGCGACTACTTTGCGCTCATGATTTACAACCCCGATCCCGAATACTGTGTACATTTGTTTACACGGTACATTGATGCCGCACTTTTGGATTCCAAAGACATTCGATTCATGATTGAAAACCACCTGGCATTTCTCTTTCGCTATTTGGACGGCAAATTTTTGCATGATTCCGAATCATCTGGTGCACTGCCCTGCGATTTGTCGTGCTTGTCCAGGTACTCGCTCCAAGGATGCGATCATTACATTCAAAAAATTGTGAGTCAGATGGAGAAAAATCCCAAAAACAAATTTCAAAAACATGTTCCCGTTTTGAAAAAACTCAAACAAATGCCCCCTTACAATGCAATCATTGATGGAGCAAATGTATTGCTTTCTAGAAACGGTATTCCGCGCATCGACGATTTGAATACCATGCTTCAAATCGTCCGATTGAATGGATGCAATCCACTTGTTGTCATTCACAAATCGCGCACTGATAAAGACAACGAGTCCTACGTTCCAGGCATCCACAATATTTTACAGGAAGTCCCTCACATTATTACTCCGGCTGGAATGAATGACGACTTGTTCATCCTTCTAGCATACTTGATGCGTATTCAAAATGAACAAACACCACCACAACCACAACCACAACAACCACAACAATCCCGTTCCCGCGTTTGTATCATTACGCGCGACACGTATACCGATCATATGGACACATTCAAAAAAACAGAAAAAAATGCATCTGATGATTTCGGGAAATACTTGGCAAGTGACATTGTTTCATTTGTGAATACTCATGGACAATTGCAGCTTTGTAGCTCAATTACTCAACCATTTTCACACTGCATTCAAATCATTGAACCGCATGCGTACATTCCTTTACCTGTGCAAGATCCATCTCATCCCGCATTTGCATTTCGACAAATACGACTTTCATGATTTTTGCTGTTGTTGCTTGTTTATTGTTTGTTATAAAAATAAAAAAAACAATAAAAATAAAAAAAACAATAAAAATAAAAAAAACAATAA